GTTGAATGTGCCGCTCGTCGGGATCGCTCAGGCCGCTGATGGTGAAGGCCCGATCGCGGCCGCCGTCGTGAAACACGATCGTGCTCGCGACGGTGACGCCGGCGAGGTACGGGATCGTCACCAGATGCGAGGCCGTGGCTTGGACGGCCACCCCTACGGAGCGTTCCATATCGCGCACCGTCGCCGGGATCACTTCGCCGTTCACGTCGCCGAGGATGGCCGGCACCGTCGTATAGCCACCCATCCCATCGGGGATCTCCTCGCCGGGATTGCTCACGGTTAAGCGATGGATCCGGCGGCCGGCGGGCACCCGCGGCGTCATGCGACCGCCGGATCGTGATAGGCGCGCAACAGTTCACGGACGGTGATCGAGAGCTCCTCGCCCTCTTGACGCACCGGTCCGTCCACGTCATCGCCGCGGAAGCGATCGAATTCGCCCGTCTGCACCAGAATGGCGAGTACGACCGTCTTCGGCACGTTTTCCGGCGTCCAGGCATCGGTAATCGCCTTCGTGCGTGGCGTCTTGCTGCACCAGTCGAGAATGTGCGCTTCGGCCTGGTCGATCAGATCTTGCAAGTCGACGTCATCCGTCGTCAGCAACCGCAGCCGCCGCTTGGCTTGATCCAGCGTCACGAACATCGCCACGGGTTATCGCCGCCTCTGGTCGTCGTACACCTGCTGCCAGTCGCGGCCGGGTGGCCCGGGCGGCCCTGGCGGGCCGTCCTTCCCGTCCTTGCCATCGCGCCCGCGCTTGACTTTCAGCGTCCACGCCTTGGACCCCTCGCCCGGTTTCGTCGCCGTGGGCGTGTGGCAGTGCCATTCGGAGCCGGCGCAAGTCACTCCGTCACCCGGCTCATACGTCCGGCCCTCCGCCCAGACGCCGCAGTAACGCGGCACAGGGATCGTGAACGTCCCGAGCACCTTGACGACATCGCCGCGGACGCATTTGAACGTGAACGCCCGCTCGCCGTCATGCTCCACGATGAGGTCGTCAAACCCGACGCCGTCCACGCCATCGCGGCCAGCCGGTCCGGCTGGGCCCGGCATCGGCTGGCGTACTTCAACCACGGCCACTCGCTCGCGCACGGCCGCCAGGTCGTCCTTGAGCGCCCAGCAGGTAGATCGCGTTTCCTGGACGATGGCGTCGCACTTCCGCGTCACGTACTCCCGGACGACGGACACGACGATCCGCGCGAGGCTCGCGCCCTCCGCTTTCGTCACGCGGCCAACCCTTCGCGGAGCTCGAGCTCAAATGTCGTCACGCCCTCGTCGTCATCCTTGGTGACATCATTCGGGGCCGGCGGCCCTGCGGACGCGACGGGCGCCGGCGTCGGCTTCGCAAACGGATCCGCGGCGTCCCGCTCGGCGAGCGCCTCGAGCGAGAACATCTGCTGCTGCATGTACGGCGTGTGGCCCCCGGTGACGGGGCCGAGGCCGAAGTACTTCCGCCGCGCTTCATCGGGCGACATCCCGCCCGAGCCGATCGAGTCGGCCGCGGCCTTCGTTTTCGTCGCCGTGTCCATCCAGATCAAATCGTCGATGTCGAACTCGGTCCCGTACTGGGTCGTGCTATTGACCGGGTCGAGGATGCCGAGGCCCTCGTCCAAGCTCTTTTCGAAATTGGTCAACAGCGATTGAATGCACTGCGAGTAGTACTGCTGGAGCAGCGGTTCGACGTTGGCGTACGGCGGCGGCGGGCCGACGCCAATCATGTACGGCGGCACGTGGTAGCACGAACACACCGTTTCCGCCGTCCACTTCAGTTGCTCGATCAGTTGCGCGTCGACGGCGTTCATCGACAGTTGCGTGTATTTGACGTCCGCGGTGAAGCCCGCGATCCGGCCGGCATTCTCCGCACTCGTGAAACCTTCGAAATCCGCTTTCAGTTGCGCGACCTGGTCTTTGGTCATCCCCGCCGGTCCCGTGAGGATGCCGCTCGGCCGCGCGCCCTTGGCAAAGAAGGTCGCCGAGCTGTTCTGAATCGAGAGCCCCTGCGTCGCCGCGAGGCCACAGGCGAAGATGGGCGTCACGCCGATCAGCGGGTGGAACAGGCAGATCATCGTGTCGTGGATGATCTCGCGCGCCGGCACGATGAGCGTCTCGGCCTCCATCCCCGCCAGATCGCCCGAGAGATCATCGCGGCGCAGCTCGTAGTAAATCCCGCCATCCGGCGCAACCAGCGGCTTCACCCGGCACGGGTCCAACACATACAGCGCGATCACGACGCCGCGTTGATCCCGCTGCTTCAAGACGTACGTGTTGCCCCAGACCAACTTCGAGGCAATCCACTGCTCGACGAACTTGTTGATCGTCTGGTAGCGGTTCGGCTTCCGCAGCACCGGCGAGAAGGCCGGCGAGTTCGCCTCCGTCCAAATCCCGTCCGCGGTGCGCTCGACGAGCCGAAGACAGAGCTTGCCGATGTCGGAGGCGATCAAGGTGACGCACGCGAAGACCGCCGAATACGCGAGGACCAGATCGCGGCGGGCCTCGACGTTCAGCTGCCAGGCGCCCGTGTAGGGCTCGCGCACGACCAGCGGCAACCATCCGCCGTGGCTGCTGCTCGCCTCGCGCATCGCCGGGCTGAGCGCCTTGACCGTGAGCTCGAGGCCACGCCCGAACACCTGGAACCGGATGGCGGCCATCAGCGCGCCGGGTCGGTGATCGTGAACGTCGCCGGCGTCGACAGATTCCCCCCCGTGCGGACCTGCACGGGGAACGCGCCCGCCGTCGCCGTCGCCATCGGGAGGACTGTCGTGACCTCGGTGGCCGACACCACCGTGGTCGGGGCGTCGGTCCCATTCCAGACGATCACGCTATCGGCGCCGAACCCGGTCCCAATGACCTGGAGCGTGACATCCGGGTCGCCAAGGGCGGCCGTGGCGGGCACCAGCGTCGTGATCGTCGGCGGCTCGAGCGGGAGGTCCGTCCAGCCGTCAATCGACACGAACCCGATGCCGCGCAGCGTCTCCGCGAGCACGCGCTCGGTTACGGCGTACGTCTCGCCTTCGGCGTGGGCGACGCTGTTTTCGGTGTGGAAGGTCCGGGCAGTGACGTCGACGGAGTCGCCGGCCATGAGAGCTGCTCCTGTTCGTAACGCACGGCGAACCCGGCGACCTCGAGCGTCTCGACCCACGGGTCGTCGACGGTGATCGCGTCGCCGGGGTGCGCGTACTGGCCGTCCCAGTAGCCGTCGCGCAGGACGGTCATGGTGATCGCCATCGCTCAGGCGGTGTAGGTCGCCACCGTGTACTGGACGACGCCCGCGCGCGCCTTCTTCCAGTTGATGAACCGCTCGGCGCGCAGCCCGACGTAGTTGTTCTGCCACAACGAGGTCAGGACCGTCGTCGCGAGCGCCGGATTGTCCGGCGCCGAATCCATCTGCACCGAGGCTTCCCGGCTCGCGTCGATCGTGACCCCGCCGTCGTCGGCATACAGCACTTGGGTGGGTTGGATGAGCGCGACCGTCGTGCCCGCGGCCTGTGAGGCGACCGCTTTGTATCCCATGATCGTGCCGCCGTCCTGCGCGAGACCGGGGAACAACGGCTGCCCGAGCGGGTTCAGCGCGCTGGTCAAGGCGAGCGCATTGGTCTCGGACAGGACGAGCACCGCCCCGACGGTCGAGATGTTCGCCACCGTCATCGCATTGGCGAGCGCCTGGATGTCGGTCCGGGCATTCGCCGGCGTCGTGCCGGCCGTCGTGATCGGCGTGACGCCATTCGTCACCGAGCCCGGCGAGACGCCGGCGACCGCGGCCTTGGTCGGGTCGATGAATTCGGTGTCGAGGAATTGCGCAATCCCGGCGACCATGTCGCGGCGGATGACATCCTCCGCGTCAGGCGTCGACGTCCGCGCGAGCTCCTCGGTGATCACGATGATGCCCGCGCATTTCGTGATGCCGAGCGTGACGGTCGCGAACGCCAGCTTGCCGACGGGCTTCGGCGCGCCCTGGCCGACCCATTGGTAGGTGCCGCCGCCGGTCTGGGCCGCGACCGAGACGTTGAAGGGCACCTTCATGAAGCCGGGCACCTTGCCGAGAATCGTCGCCGGCCGGAGGAAGGCGATGAATTCGTCGGTCAGCGGTTTGATGGGCGCGAGCGGCCCGGCCCACGTCGCGTCCGTGGTGGTGCCGGCCGCAACGGCCGCCTTGAGGACGAGCTCGACCTCCGGCGACGAATCGTGCCAGCGTTTGGCGTACTCGACGGCCTGCAGCGTCGACCCCTTGGAGACCGCGAGCGCCTGACAGTAGCGGATAAACCCGGTGCCTTTCGGCAGCGGGCTCGTGACCTGCACGACCGGGACGCCGGCGCGCTGCCGGCTCGCCTCCTCGGGCGTGCCGGCCGTGATCGGCGTGGCCTTCGTGATCGCCATCCGCTCCATGTCGTGCAGATCGACGAGCTCGGTATCGATCGACTTGATCTCGGCTTTGAGGGTGTCGAATTCCTCGCGCTCGGCCTCGGTCTTCGTCCGGTTCTCGTCGGTCGCCTTCTGCTGGATCGCCTCGAGGCGGGCGACTTTCGCCGCGCGGGTGTGCTCGTACTCCGTGATGCGTTCAGTCAGCGTCTTTTTTTCCATGCGAGGCGCGCCCTTGTCGGCGCGCACGATCGGGAGGGGGTCCCTGTCGCGGGACGAATGACGGCCAGGCGCGGCCAGGTCGAGCGATTTGATCGACGAAATCGTGGCGCCGGCATTCGCCGGAATCGCGACGAGCGAGAGTTCCAGGACCTCGGTTTTCAGGAACCGAAACCCCATCGTCTCTTTGTTGAAGGCTTCCTCGATCGCGCGGAACCCGATCGAGACGCCCGCCAGGAGGCCGGTCTTGATGGACGTCCAGGCCTCCTCGATGCGGTCGCGCACCGTCCCCGCCTCGTCGACCGTCGGCAGGGTCGCCTCAAAGTCGAGGCCCGCCGCGGTCGGCGGAAAGAATTTCACCTGACCGACCGGCTTCTGGGTGTTGTGGTACAGGAGGAGCGGGAGCGGGTTCTTGAAGGTGATCCCCAACGGCTCGACGACGTCGCCCATACGGTCGGGCTCAGGGGTCGAGGCGGTCCCCCTGATCGTGCGCGTCTCGGCGTCGAGCGCCTTGATGTGGAGGACGGCGTACGCGCGAGACAGGCTCACGCGTGACAGGATGCGCCCGGCTCTACCGTTTCGGATGCCGAAACGGGTGGCGGTCGCCGTAATCGGCGACGTACTCGTTCACCGCCTCCCGGATGATCCCCGCCATGCCGGTGCGGTTGTCACTCGCCACGCGCCGGAGCTCGAGCCGTTGGGCCGGCGTGACGCGCACCGTGATCCGCTGGGTGGCCGCCACGTCAGACAGCGGCGGGCGCCCCGTTCGCGTGTGCATCGGCGTCCTCCTCACCCGATTACGACCATCTGACAGACCGGCGCCTGCTCGATCGGTTGCGCGATGCGCCGCGCGTTGGCCATGACGAGCGCGCACGGCCCATCGATCTTGTCTTTCGCGGCCTCTTTATCCAGCCGGACTTGCTTGCCGCGGCCGGGCCGCAAGACGGCGTTATCCATTTGCCACGACATGATCAAGTGCTCGCCATGCACGAGCGCGACATCCACGATCAATTTCTGCACCGAGCGGATCGCCTCATTGAGCGGAAAGCCTTGTGGCGTATCGACCATTGTGATCTCGGCGCCTTGCAAGTGAATCGCGAGTTGGTGGGCAAAGCGTTTGTCGTAGGCAATTTCTTTGATCCCATCGGCGCGCGCATCCTCAAGGATCGTTTCTTCGATGAGATCCACATCCGTGGTATCGCCCTCGGTCACCGTGAGGATCCCGGCTTTCTCCCATTCGACGTACGGGCGATCCGGATATTTCTCGAGCGCGGCGCGCGGCAACCAAAACCGCATCTTGAGCACGCACTGCGATCCGAGATCCCACAAGCGGGCCCACGCGGCGAAATCGTCGGTCTGTCCCAAATCGAGGCCGCCGTAACACGGCACGCCCTCGAGCTCGCCGGCGCTCGGCATGGGCAACTGTCCACACTGGCGCCACCGCGCCATGTTCCAGGCCGGCGTGTGCGCCTGCGTCCACACGCAAAAGTTGAGGCGGAGGACGGTGTTTTCCTCGCTCGCAATGTGCCGCGCGTTTTGCACCTGGCGATCGAGGTATTCCTGTTGAATGATGATCCCGAGGTTGGGATTCGCCTTGATGTGACAGGCCGGATCAACCAACGGATCGTCGCCCTCGTCCAAGGCGCACACGTAGGCAAAAAAGCGTTGATCGTCCACCACGCCCTCGAGCATCTTGCGCGCGTGCTCGTGGTGTTGCCAGCAAATCGACGTGCGGTCAAACCCACTGTTGGTAATCGAGAGCGAGAGCGGTTGCTTGCGCCGTTTCATGCCGGCGCGCATCTTGTTGACGACAACGGCATCGGCGTACTCGTGTTCCTCGTCAAAGATCACAAAATGCGGCCGCGGGCCCGATTTGCCGCGCTTCTCTTTCGACATCGGCCGAAACCACGAGTACGTGGCGGCGTAGGCGAGGTTATCGGCCGACTGGTAAATCAGACTCGCGAGATCCGGCGAGGCCGCGACCATGCGATCGGCATCGCGCCAACACAACCGCGCTTGCTCGATCCCCGTGGCCACGGAATAGATCTCGGCCGCTTGCTCGCCATCCATCGTCAAGCCGTACAACCCGATGCCCGCGGCGAGCGGCGTTTTCGCGTTGCCCTTGCCTTCCTCCACGTACGCCTCGCGGTACCGGCGGTACCCATCGCGCCACCGCCACCCGAAGATCGATCCGACAATGAAGGTATTCGCCGGCGTGAGCGTAAACGGCACCGGATCGCCGTGCGGATCCAACGTATCCGGCAACCGCAACACGCCCTCGAAAAACTCAATGATGTGGTCAGCCGCGGCCTCATAAAACGTCAGGCCGAGCGGATGGCCGGCTTTCTTCGCCGCGGCGTGGCGCTCGCGCACATGCCGGGCGCACGCCAGGCGCACCAGTGGACCGGCCACGATCCGGCCGCCCTCGACATCCGCGGCGTAGCGATCAACGCGATGGACGAACGATTTCACGATCGATCCCATGCGGTTGTCGTTGGGCGATGGCCTGATCGCGCGCGGCGATGGCTTTGCGCAACCGTTGGCGGTACGCGGGTTTGGTTTGCGGCAGCCAGAGCAGGCGTTCAAACTCGGCCCGTTCGCGCCGCAAGGCGTGCACCGTCTTAGTGCACCCCATCGCCACGCCGCAAGGATGCCGCCCGCTCTTGGAGCTCCACCAGCTTGGACCGTGGCCGATCCGGCGGTTGACCGCCCTCAGACGCCGCCGGCACCGTGCCCGGCGCCCGGTGCCCTGTCCAGCCGAGCCGGGCCCGGCCGATCGCCGTCAAGCCGAGCTCGCTGGCGAGCCGGGTCTTGCGCGCGATCCACTGGCGCACTTGGTTGTCGAGCATCCGCACGAGCGATTGATCGAGCGCGGAGGCGAGCAACGCCTGGCGCAACGCCACATCCCGATCCACCACGGCGGCGCACGCCCGGCAATAATCCGCCAGTGTCTCGAGATCGGCATCCGTGAGCAACCTGGCGCCGCTCAACACACCGGCGAAATGATCCCAATACCGCCGTTCAGGCTTAGTCAGTGTGGCCGGCGCCTCGAGCTCGGCCCGGGCCGGGATCGGCGCCTCGGCCCGGGCCCGATGCGCGGCGCGATCCTCAGAATTGTGCAACGCCCGATCGGCGGCCGGTTTCGGTTTGCGTCCTCGCATTGAATGTTCCCCGTTGTTTTGGTGAATCGCTTTTTTCTACGGCGTGCGAAGTTCAGGCCAGAGGCGCGTTTCCCCAGGCCACGTTCGCATCTCGATCGTACCCCCCGTCACACCGTCTGGAGGGCGCCGCGCGCGTGTGGCCGACTCGATCAACAGAGCGGCGCGAATCGCCACGGATGCGCGTACGCGCCAACGAGAAACAACGTCCAGCAATCGGCGCCGAGTAACTCAATGCGATGGCGATCGTCTGGCGCGAGGATATTGACATCGCCGGCATGGTACTCGCGCCACTCGTGGCCCTGTGGTGTGCACCGGTACTCTCGGTATCCACCCACGAGGATGAGACTCGCCGCCCATTGCCACGGATGGCTATGCACTTCGCCGCCGGGATCCGAGTTGACAAAGTGGTGGAGAAACACGGCGGGCACATCCCCCCCTCCTCGCATGCGTGGCGTCCAGCCGGCCACAAAGTACCGATCGAGGTACGGATCCTCGTTGCGCGTAATCGCCTGGCGTTGACACCGAGCGGCGAGGGTTTCGCACCACTGGCGCACCATCGGATCCTCATCGGTCATGGTTCATACTCGCGATCCTCTTGCCAACGGCGCACGCCGCGCTTACTTTCCTCGGCGGTTTTGCGATCACTGCATTCCTGACACAAAGCTTGCGTATTCTCGGGGACGTCCTCGCCGCCCTCGGCCAATGGGATCGTGTGGTCACGAATCGTGGCCGCCCGCACACGGCCGTGCGCCTCACACTGCACACATAGGGGATGGGCCGCAAACAATCGGGCGCGCTCCCGTTGCAGGCGTCGGCCGCGGATGCGTGGGCGGGCGCGCGCGCTCGAGGAAAAGCCAGGCCGCGGCGCCGTGTGCCCACCGCAGTGGATACGCCCGCACAGATAACATGCGCGCGGCGGTGCCATCGGCATTAGCTGGGTCTCACGAGGTCTTTCGACCCCTGGCGGAGCTCGCGGAAGTCCATGAGCACGGCCGCCGCTTTCTCCGACTCAAAGCCGATCTTCTCGACGAAGAACTGATAGATGAGCGTGTCGGAGACGGCCGCTTCGATGGCTTCGCCGAGCATCCGATGAATCTCGCGCGCTTTGTCGAGATCCCATTGCGACATCTCGTCGTTGAAGGAGAATTCGATCATCCCCATTTGGGTCCGTTGGGAGAGGATGGTCGAGAAGGCGAGGTTATCGATCCTGGCTTCGTCGTGGCGCGCGTGTTTGCGGCGGAGGTGATCCATCAGGGCTTTGGCGAGATAGGACGTGATGAGGGCCTCGTCCTGCTTGCCCGTCTGTTGTTTGGCGGTCCACTCGCAGAACGGGCACTGCCCTTCGATCATCATGGGTGCGTCTCCCTCGAGCTCACGGGTGTTAGCGCAAACCTCGCGTAACGTTCAGTGTCCGCACCTCGCGCAGTTCGTAGACGCCGACCTTGTCGCCGTGCTCGAAACGGCCGAACGTGTCGTGTCCGAAGTAGGTGTCCTCGGCGCCGCGCACGACGTAGATCACGAGCGGCATCGTCGGCCGCGGCGCCGGCTTGGCCGCCCGCTTCGCCTTCCTCGCCGCCATCTAGACCTCGGCGCCAGCGACCTGCTCGCCGGCGTCTTCATCGTCCGGGGCGTCCTCGCCGCCCTCGCTGGGCTTCTTCACGCGAACTTTCACCGTTTCCTCCTCGTGCACGATCTCGATGTGGATGCCGTCGCGGTCGTACGAGGTTTTCTGATACTTCTTCATGAGCGAAAGCAGCTTCGCCTTCAGGCCGGTCTCCTGCTCGGTCAGGCGCATCCGCTCGTCGCGGATCTCGGCGTAGTCGTTCGCCGCGTTCTCGAGC